CCTTACTACTGGTACTACCGTGGTTGCGCAATCAATTCTATGAATTTGAAGTTTGCAACTGGTTCTATTTTAAGTGGTTCTTTTGGTATAGTTGGTTTAACAGAAGAAACAAGAACGTCAATTCTTACTGGCGAAACTGCTGATATTCCAGTACCAGCTTATTCAATCTTAAACTCTGTAAGCAGCATTGGTGTTATTCGAATTGGTGGAGTTACTTTAGGTACTTGTTCTTTTGCAAGTCTTGATTTAACAATTGATAACCAAATCAATGCAGCTAAAGCAATCGGTACTCTTGGAGCTTGTGACCTTTCAGCATATAGCTTAATGGTTACTGGTAACACAGAAGTTTACTTCGCAAATCTCGATCATTCAGCGTTACTATCATCTTAAAAGATGGACTTGGAAATACAATCGGTATTGATATGCCTAAATGCAAGTTTGAATCACTTGATACGCCTATTGCTGGTAAAGATTCATTCTTAATGCAATCTGGTTCATTCAAAGCATTGCGAGATGCTACTAGTAACTATATGATTAAACTAACTCGAATAGACGTTTAATCGACAACTGCTTCGGTAGATTTATTTACCTTAGATTAGCGAGACCTCTTATGCCTGTGTTGGGGGTCTTGCTTCTTATTATTAATCACAGGCGACAGTTTAAAACACAGGAATATTAAAATGAAATTGACGCCAATTAATGGTAACACTGAAATAGAAGGTTCTGAATTTATTTATCGTGGCAATGTATTAATTGTTGCTCGTTCTGGAAATACTAAGTTTAAAAAAGTATTTCGTGAATTGATGAAACCTTTCAAGGAAGAATTTGATAGTGGTCGTATGAATGAAGACCAATCGAATGCTCTTATGATTGAATGCGTATCTCAGACTATTCTCGTTGGCTGGAAAAAGTTTAAAGATGTAACTGGTAAAGAGTATGAATACTCAGAAGAAAATGCTAAAGAGTTACTAACTGACGATAAAGACGTATATGATGAGATTATCAAGTTTAGTGAGAATATTGATAATTATCTAAAAATTACAGATGAGGCTTTAAAAGTAAAATAATACGCCTACTGGAATGGAATCTAGAACATGGCGAATATATTGAGCATTATGAAAGTTTAAAAGGACAGGATACACCTTTAGACCATATACCAAAAATGGATTATTCTAATAATTGGTTTATGAATGCTTATAATGTTTTATCGCATTCAAGCAATGAGAATGGTTTAATACCACTCTCGGAGCTTAAATGTTATGAGAAGTTTTTTGGTTTAATAGGTTCTTTTAATGAGTTTGTTATGATAATTTATGCTATGAGCGATGCCTATACTATGCATAGAGTAAATAAAGATAAACCTAAAAAGAATGCTATTAATGTAGAAGTTAAAACTTAGGATAATTTTAATGATTGAATTCGGTGCATCAATAAAGTTAGACTCAGCATCAGCAACGGAGCAAATGAGAAAGTTTGCTACCCAAGCTACGTCTGCAAGTAAAGCCTTAAAGCAATTCCAAAAAGAAACAAAAGCCACCGCACAGGGTGGTGGCGCTAATGTTTTCAGAAGTTATATAAATTCTAGTCAAAAAGCTAATCAGCAAATTTTAAAATCTATTACTCTTATTCACGACCAGAGAAAAGCTTTCTCTAAACTGAATGATGAAGAGAAACAACATATTGCAACTGCCGATAGATTGAATCAGAAGTATGATGAATCCGCTAGAGTAGAAAGAAAGCTTGTTAATATAAGAAAAGAACTTCGTATAGTAACTGCTTCTGGTTTGAAAACTCAAAAACAAGCTGATATTATTTTTAATAGAGAAGCAGAATCTTTAAAAAGGTCTACTCGTGCATATAAAGAAAATGCTATTGCAAAAAGAAAAGTAATTGAAATAGAAAAGAGAAATACTAGAGCTTTGCACGAAGCTAGAATGGCTCACGATAAGAAATATGCTATACAGCAAAAGGTTGCCGTCGTAGATAAACAATTAACCTTATTGCTTAAAAATAAAATTATAAGCCAAAAACAGTATAACCGATTATTAACAGAGACTAGAATAAAAACAAAATTATTAGTTAACGAGAATCATAAGCTTATATCTACTCAACAGAGAATGATTAAACTAGCTAGAGCAGTTAGTGTAGCTTCAAGAATACTTTTAGGTATTTATGCTGCCGTTAGAGCAGTAAGAATGTTTGTAGATTTTGAAAAGACAGCAGAAGCGGTAAAACTATTAGACCAAAAACTTACATTTTTAACTGGCGATTCTGGAGCATATAAAAAATTATTTGCTATGACTCAAGAAGTTGGTGTCAAAATGGAATCGGCAAATAAAATCATAACTCGTTTTGCTGTTGTAACGAATAGAGCATTTAGCATTGAAACTATGGCTGAGTGGTCAGGTACACTTATCAAAAGTGCACGAGCTACTGGTACAAGCACCCAAGAAATGACCGGTGCTTTAATTCAGATTACTCAGGCTATGTCTGCTGGCCGATTAATGGGTGATGAGTATCGTTCTGTTACAGAAAATTTACCTTTGCTTACAGTAGCTTTAAGAGATATATTTGGCAGAAGCACGTCATCATTAAAAGAGCTTTCTTCTCAAGGTCTAATTACTAATGAAGTGATGATTGAAGCATTCGGAAGAACTAAAGAATTATTACAAGGATTTCCAGATTCTACAGATACGATAGAAGCTGCAATGGGAAGAATGTCTTCATCATGGGATGATTTAATAGCTCATATATCTAATACTAATTGGGCTAAAAACGTTGCAAATAATCTTTCTAATATTTTTATTGGCATTAAAGAGCTTTCTGTAGGAGATGAACTATTAGTAGCAGAAACGGCATTGCGTAAATTAAATAAAGAAATATTTAAAACTGAATCATTATTAAGAAGCAATAAGAAAGATAGTTCAAATGGTTTCTTTAAGTCTATGGTGATAGAAGATGCAGAAAAATCTTTGATATTGCTAAACAAACAATATGCGGAAACAAAAGAAAATATATTAGTCATAAAAGGTATTTCAAAAGGCCAACTTGCTGAGAAAGCTGCCGATAAACTTCTTCAAGATATACGTAAACAAAATGAAGAATATAAACAGCAACAAATAACTTTACAGTTTATAGATAAACTGAACCGTGGTAAATCTATTTTTACTATAGAACAAAATGCTTTACTCGAAAGAAATATTTTACTTCAAAAACAAGATTTATTCAATAGAGGCGAAGCTGGTGGAATAAACCCAGAACAATTTTTTGATTTAGCAGATACTATTGATAGCAATAAACAAACAGCAATTGATAAAGTTATTCAAAAGCAAATCGATTCTGAGTTAAGATTGAAAGGTTTTTCTACTAAAAATAATATTGAAAAAATTGAAGAAGAGTTAAAAGCTAGTGGTAAAATTGTAGCTATAAGAAAAAAATTAATCAAAGATATTAAAACAGTAGAATCTGCCGCAGAAGCAAGAAAACTTGGTTTGAGAAAAGGTCAAAACAAAGACCAGTTAGACGATACTACATCAGAAAAATCTAAAAGGTTAATAGATTCTCTAAAAGCTAAAGAGCTTAAAGATATAAGCGATCATATTAATCTTATAACTTCTGGTATAAATAGCGTTGGTGCAGCGGCAGAAGCTAATACTGCTAAATTGAATGGCGATATTACTGCCGCCTTAGGATTTGATAAATTATCTATACTGGCAAAATATGAGAAGAAACTAGAAGCATTAAATGTTAAAATAAAACAGCTTGGTGATTCAAATGTATTCCTAAAAAATACTGGTAAGGAATTAAATGAATATCGGAAAGAGCAAATAGAGTTACTTACGAAAGAAAAAGATGCTTTAATATTCAAAAGGGATGAAGATTTTGATTCTAAACTTGAAGGAAAGTTTGATGCCGGTGCTGCTGCTGTAAGAGTTTATAGAGATGAAGTAATAGCTTTAACCGCAGCAAAAGATAGATTAAATCTTTCTGAGTTTGAACATAATAGACAGTTATTATTGCTGACTCATAATATGGAAAACCAAGTAAATCAGTCTAAAGCTTTAAGAGGCGAGCTTACTGGTTTTGAGCAAACTATGCTTGGTATGAACAAAGGAATGAATGATTTTGCCGATAGTGCAAAAACTGCATTTGAAACTGTTGCAGAATCTACTGATAGAATGCTTGAAGGTATGGTCGACGCAATATTGATAGGTGGTCAAGCAGGTCAAGATTCGTTCAGAAAGATGACTGAATCAATTCTAAAAGATTTAGAGCGTATGATAATAAAAGCTTTATTACTTAAAGCTATCAATGCAACTTTAGGATTGTTTGGTGGTAATGCAAGTGGTATATCAGGAGTTTTTGCAGGCTCTCAACAAGATAGTATGCTCGCTGCTCAAAATTCTGGTTTTGCTAAAGGTGGCGTTCAATCTGGAGCAGGAATATCCGCATATTCCAATACAGTAGTAAATAAACCAACTATATTCCCATTCGCTAAAGGTACTGGTTTAATGGGAGAGGATGGTGAAGAAGCTATTATGCCGTTAACAAGATTACCTAATGGTAATTTAGGAGTTGGCACTGTAAATGGTTCTGGACGTTCTGGCGATAATAACGTTACAATATCGGTTAGAATAGATAATGATGGAAAAGCAGAACAAAAAACCGAAAGCTCTGAAAATGATGGTTTTGATTTGGGTAACGTATTGGCTGGTGCGGTCAATGAACAATTGATAAAAGAAATGAGACCGGGTGGAATATTGAATAGGAGAGGTAGATAATGGCTACTTTTACTCACAAGCCAAGCTATTCATCTAGCATTAACGTTAAGCCTAAAATATTAGAAGCAAAATTTGGTGATGGTTATGAACAAGCAATTGATGACGGCATAAACAATAAACCTAGAGCCTATGCTTTACAGTTTAATAATTTAAACTCTACAAACGGTGATGCGATTGAAACGTTTTTTGATATAAATAATACTGCGACAACCCCATTTGATTGGACTCCTCCAAATGGCTCTGCTGGGCGGTTTAAGTGTAGAAGTCATTCAAGAGTTTTTACATCTGGTTTAGCTTCAAATATATCTTGTAGTTTTGAAGAGGTATTCTTTTAATGTCAATTTCAAATGATGTACAAGAGTTATCACCCGGTGCAATAATACATTTTGTTGAAATTGATTTAACATCGTTAGGCGATAACATTTATAGATTTCATAATGGTACTAATGAATTAAAAACTGCGGTAATATGGCAAGGAAATACATACACTCAATTCCCTGTTGAGCTTACAGGATTTGAAACTAGCACTCAAGGTTCGCTTAACAGACCATTGCTAAAAATTGCTAATGTTAGTGGTTTGATTGTTTCTTTGTTAAAAGGTCTTGATGATTTAGTTGGCGGTAAAGTAACAAGAAAAAGAACAATGGTTAAATATCTTGATGCTGTAAATTTTATTGGCGGAACTAATCCTACAGCAGACCCAGCCGTTTATTTTCAAGATGATATATACTTCATAGATAGGAAAGTTGCAGAAAATAAAGTTTTCGTTGAGTTTGAACTTATATCTTCACTAGATTTGAATGGTATAAAACTTCCTCGTAGACAGATAATACAAAATTCTTGCACTTGGATTTATAGGTCTGGTGAATGTACTTATGCAGGTGGCGCTGTTGCTGATGTGAATGATAATCCTACATCTGACCCTGATTTAGACGTCTGTGGTAAAAGACTTTCTAGCTGCCAATTAAGATTTGGAACTATTGCAGTTTTACCTTATGGTGGTTTTCCCGGCACAGGACTATTAAGTTAATGAAAGATGCAATAAAACAAGCAATAGAACATGCAAAATCAAAATGCCCAGAAGAAACTTGTGGTTTGATTGGCGTTGTGAAAGGTAAAATAAAATATGTTGAATGTGAAAATGTTTCTGATGAAAAAGAAAAATATTTTATTATGTCCGCAATTGACTATGCTAAAGCCGAAGATAGTATGGAAATTACGTATATAGTGCATTCGCATCCTAATATTAATCCTGAACCTTCACAAGCTGACCTAGTAGCCATAGAAAAAGGTGTGTTACCTTGGGTAATAGTTAATCCTAGAACCTCACAGCATACTATAACTAAGCCTAGTGGCTATAAAGCTCCTATGGTTGGTAGAGAATTTTCGTTTGGTATCCTCGATTGTTATAGCATTATAAAAGACCATTACGAATCAGTATTGGGTATAGACATGCCTGACCCAATTAGAACAGATAAATTTTGGGAGAGAGGCGAAAATTTATATGTAGATAATTTTGAAAAGGCTGGATTTAAAAGAGTTACTTTTGATAGTGTTCGCGACCTTAAAATTAATGATGTTATTTTGATAATGGCATCGTCATCAATACCAAATCATGCAGCAGTTTATCTTGGCGATGGTAAAATAATACATCATGTACAAGGTAGACTCAGCAGCATAGATATGTATGGTGGTTATTGGCTAAAACATACTTGGGGCATTCTACGCCATAAGGATTTATTATGAAAACTATATTGCTTTATGGAGCACTTGGTAAAAAGTTTGGTAAAAAACATACCTTTGATGTTAAAGACCCGGCAGAGGCTGTAAGAGCATTATCTGCTGTTATTGATGGTTTTAAAAATTATATGATTGATGATAAAGATACTGGTTATAAAATTTTTATAGGCACCGAAGATATATACATGGGTGAATTACATAATCCAATATCTGATAATGAATTTATTAGGATAGTTCCTATTATTTCTGGCGCAGGTAATAAAGGAAAAATAGTTGTTGGCGTAATACTTATTGCTATAGCTAGTTATTATTCAGGTGGTGCAGCAACAGAAGGAGCTACTACCGCAGTAGCAGAGGCCGGTATTTTCACAGCATCTACTGTTGCGCAAATAGGTACTGTCCTTGTTTTACAAGGAATATCTGGTTTGATAATGGATTCCATGATTGAAGAACCTGAATTAGCAGACGATAATCCAAGTTATGTTTTTGATGGTATTGTAAATACGACTAGACAAGGTAACGCAGTTCCTGTAGGATATGGTAGGTTAAGAATTGGTTCACAAGTTATAAGTGCAGGATTAACCGCATATGATTAAAAAAGATAATATTCAAATATCAGGTTTTGGTGGTGATAAAGGTGGCAGCGGACCTGTAGAATCACCAAATAGTTTAATATCGAATCAGTATGCTCAAATAGTTGATTTGTTATGTGAAGGTGAAATTGAAGGTTTGGTAAATGGTGAACAATCAATTTATATTGATGCAACGCCATTACGTAACTCTGATTTAAGTTATAATTTTGAAGGCGTTTTTGTCGATTGGAGGAATGGAACACAATCTCAATCTCCACTTATAGGTAACGATAATATTAGTTCTGAGGTTTCTGTTGGCGTTTTGATAAATCAATCAACCCCTATTATAAGACGGATAACTGATGCAGAACTTGATTCAATAAATGTAACGATATCTACTCCTAGATTTACTGTTCAAGATACAAGTTCTGGAAATCTATCCGGTTCTTCTGTAAATTATCAAATTGAGTTACAATCTGATGGTGGCGGGTATGTTCTTGTAGATGACTTGTTTATCACTGGTAAAGCAATAACGACATTTAAAAGAAGCACAAACGTTATCCTTGCTGGTTCTCCACCTTGGGATATAAGAATTACAAGGATTACAGAAGACGCACCAAATTCATCAATAAGTAATGAGATTTTCTTTAGTTCATATACCAAAATAATACATACTAAATTAAACTATCCTAATAGTGCATTGGTTGGTATTAGAATTAATGCTAAACAATTTAAGTCTATACCAAGTAGAGGTTACGATGTAAAATTATTAAAAATAAAAATACCTTCTAACTATGACCCTTTAACTAGGATTTATACTGGTATATGGGATGGTACATTTATCGTTGCTTGGACTGATAATCCTGCTTGGTGTTTTTACGATCTTGTGACGAATGATAGATATGGTCTTGGGAAATTTGTAGACATTTCACTTACTGATAAATGGGCTTTATACGAAATAGCGCAATACTGTGATGAAGAAGTTAATAGTGGTTTTCTCGATGATTTGTTTAATCCTATATTAGAACCTAGATTTACATGTAACTTATATCTACAAAAAAGAAGTGAAGCTTATAGAGTTGTAAGAGATATGGCTTCAATCTTTAGGGCAATGATTTTTTGGAGTTCAAACGGTATAAGCGTTGTACAAGATAAACCAGAACAAGTTTTTTCTCAGTTTACAAATGCATCTGTTATAAATGGAACATTTAACTATGAAGGTTCTTCATCGAGAGTTAGGCATACTACAGCAGTTATAACTTGGAATGACCCGGGCGATGCTTATAAACAAAAGTTAGAATACATAGAAGATGTAAACGGAATAGCAAAATTTGGTATAAATGAACTGCAAACTGTTGCTATTGGCTGTACCTCAAGAGGACAGGCACACAGACTAGGCAAATGGATGTTATATGCTGAGAATGTAGAAACAGAGGTTATAAGCTTTAAGATTGGGTTAGAAGGTACTCAGCTTAGACCGGGAGTAATAATAAGAACTATTGATTCTAATCGAGCTGGTGCACGATATGGTGGTAGAATAAAGTCTGTATCTGGAACAGTTGTTGTTTTAGATACTGCAATTCAATTAGATTTCGGAACTGATTATACAATAAGTTTTGTTCTTCCAGATGGAACCATATCCGATAAAACAATAACTACTTCAAAACCAGCAAACACTGATACTATTGATATAGATTCAGTTTTTTCCACAGACCCTATTGTTAATTCTGTTTGGGTCGTTTCTTCTTTGGATTTATCACCAGAAGAATGGCGAGTAATAAATGTAAAAGAAGATAGTGATGGTTTGTATTCAGTATCAGCGTTAGAATACAATTCATCTAAATATTCATTTACAGAAGATGGACTTGAGTTAGAAGAAAAACAATCAACTATATGGGATAATGTATCAGAAGCGGCTTCTGGTCTTATATATGAAGAAAGTTTATATCAGATAAACTTTAAGACTTTTGGTACTAGAATACATCTTTCTTGGGATGGTGATATAACATCTACTAGATACCAATTAAGATGGCGTAGAGATAATGATAATTATAATTTTGCTCAGACAAATACTAATAGCATTGAATTATCTGACGTTGGATATGGTAACTTTGATTTTCAGGTTATTGCATATAATGCATTAGGCGTACCATCTCCACCAATTGAAATATTGGCTCAACCAATTGCCGGTATAACTGCTCCACCAGAAGATGTTATAAATTTTTTAATAAACGTTGTTGATGGGGTTGGTATATTTACTTGGGATTATATTACCGATTTAGATGCAAATTTATATGAAATTAGAAAAGGTACTGTTTGGGATTCAAGCCCAGTTGTGGGAACTACTGAATTAAATACTTATTCAATATCAAATTTATCTTTAGGTAATAATGACTATATGATAAAAGCTATTGATTTAAGTGGTAATTATTCAGTTAACGAAACATCTGCTAGCGTTAATATTACACTACCTACTATAGATTCTTTAATTTATAGTTTTAGTTTTGACGATATAACTTTCTCATGGGCTTCTACTGCTGGAACTCATACAATAGTTGGTTACGAAATAAGAGAAAATGGTACAGATTGGGATAGTGCTTCTGTTTTGACGATTGTAGAAGGGAACACTTATACTGAACCAGCCGCTTGGTCTTCAAGAACTATAAGAATAAAAGCTATAGACGCTGCTGGTAATTATAGCTCATTAGCGTCTAGTATAACTGTAACGCTTGTAAACCCTGTACTAAGTGGCATGGTTACTGAACATACAAGTGATTCATTTGTAATGAAATGGGAAGCAATAATTGGATCGTTAGGCGTAGCTGGTTATATAATAAAATATGATGGAGCCGATTGGGATTCCGCTGTATATGTAGGTATGATTCAAGGCACAACATATCAACAATTAGTTGATTGGGATTCAAGAAATTATAGAGTTAGAGCAATAGATTCTAGGGGAAACCTTAGTAACGAATTAACTTCATCTTCGGTTGTTGGTTCTCCTGTAGCTCCTGTAGTTACCCATAGTTTTACTGTAAACCAGCTAACAATAAATTTCTCTTCTATTACTAACACACTAGCGATAAAAGAATATGAAATAAGAGAAGGCAGTTCAGATTGGGATACAGCAAATTTAGTTGCAGTTATTACAGGTTCAACGTATAATGAACTTATTGATAATACATTTACTACAAAAACGTTTAGAATAAAAGCAAAAGATACATCAAATAATTATTCGCCAGAAGCTACTGAAATAGTTGCTGTAGTGGCGCCAACTGCACCAGTTATAACAGAATCATATGATGAGAAAACGCTGAATTTATCTTGGGTTTCTACAGTAGGAACTTTTGTGATAAGTCATTATGAGGTTAGAGCAGGTGGAACGACTTGGGCTAATTCGCCGTCTTTAGGTAACTTTGATTTATCTGCATTATCTATCTTGGTAGAATGGAGTTCAAGAAACTTCTTTATAAAAGCAATTGACGATGCAGGTTTTGAAAGCCTAACAGGCTCTAAAACTATAAACATTACTAATTCTCAGATAAGTTCTGCAACAGCGCAAATAGTTGATAATAATGTATTGCTAAAATGGGTTGTTGATTTGGGAACTTTACCTTCCGATCAAATAGAGCTTAGAAAAGGTGATGATTATGCCACAGCAGACATCATAGGAAACAAGACAGGAACGTTTACCATAGTATTTGAATCTATTGGTGGATTGTTTAAGTATTGGCTAACCCCTATTGATTCAGCGGGCAATAGAGGTACAGCATATTCTATAGCTGCATTGGTTAGTTCTCCACCAGATTATAAACTAAATCAAAATTGGTTTAGTGATTTTTCTGGCGATAAAACTAATGCATTGATAAATGGGCGTACTCATTTACAGAACGGTTTTGAGCCAAGTGAAATAGATGATTGGGTGGATGATTCACCGGCAGCAGAAGCTACAATAACGCCAAGTACAGATTTTTACTCAGGCACAAATTCTGCCTTAATCACTTATTCAGGACCGAGTATTCCTGCACTAGATAAAACTATATCTTTAGAGATTCCTGAACATATAGCGGTACATAGAAATGCTGCACAGACTATAAGGGTTAATGTTAGAGCCAAACAGCCAGCGACAAATGCAACTGCACAATTTGCAATAGGCTATAATACAAATGGTGCTGGTGATAGTGGATGGCGCTCTTTTGTACCGACAACCTCTTGGCAGTTGTTTGAATTTACATATTCCGTACCGGCTGGTTCTGGAACAGATTTCTTATCTATATTAGGAGATGTAGCTCGTTCAGGTGATGGTGTGTTGATTGATGAACTAACTATATCTGTTGACGGTAATGATGGCTCATTCTCAAACACAGGCTCTTTGCTTGCCCCCATTATACTAGGCGATACTTTTGCAGAACATTTCGATAATAACTTATGGACTACAGTAGATGCTCAGATAGCCGCAAGTTATCCTTACTACTTACAGCCTACGCCAGACCCTGCGGAATATATTGAAGTTTTTGATTATGGCACAATATTAACAAGTTCTACAAAGATAAGTGCTATCTTGAATACCAATATAATAGCCGGAACCCCAACAATAGTGGTAACAATATCAATTAGTGACGATAATATAACATATACTGACTACGTAGGCGTTACTGAGGTCATTGACAATAACTTTAGATATGTTAAGATAACACTTGATATAGACCAAGCTGCTGACGATAAAGGTTTATTAGAAGTATTAAGTTTAGAGGTTTTATTAGACTCAAAAAGGATAAATGATGCAGGAACAGGGACGGCAGTAAGTACAGATACAGGTGGTACAACCGTTACATTCAATGAAAGCTTTATAGATATTGAAGATATAAGTGTTACACCGTTAGGTACAGTTTTGATTACAGCAGTTGTAGACTTTACTGATGCGCCTAACCCTACAGATTTTAAAGTTTTATTGTTTGACTCTGCCGGAGATAGATATTCTGGTGATTTTACTTGGTCAGCTAGAGGTTATTAAAAATGTCAGATTGGAATTTACCAACAACGGCTAGTCTATATACTGATTTAGTAAATGGATTAAAAGATAGAGATTTAGATTTAGCAACAATGTTTGCAACATTACCAACTAACCCTGTAACGAATATGGTTAGATGGGTTTCTGCATCTAATAGATTCGAGATATATAACGGAGCTTCTTGGGTAGAGCTATCTACAGCTTATGCTATAAATGTAACGTCATTAAATGGTCAAGCTGCTGCTTTTTATCAAAACGCTGGCAATTTAACTGCTGGTATTCTTTTAGCCGCAAGATTTAATGATACATCTCATGGTTCAAGGGGAGGTGGCACTACTCATTCAGACGTAGTTGCTGCTGGTGCTTCTGGTTTTATGACAGGTGGCGACAAGACAAAACTTAATGCTATAGAAAACTCTGCTACTGCTGACCAAACTGGCGCTGAAATTAAAACTGCTTATGAAGGAGAGGTCAATGCATTTACAGACGCTTTATTTACTAAGCTTGGTGGTATCGAAACAGGTGCTACTATAGACCAAACTGGTGCGGAAATAAAAACTGCATATGAAGGAGAAGTAAATGCGTTTACTGATGCATTGTTTACAAAACTATCTAATATAGAAACGGCAGCAACTGCTGACCAAACTGCGTCAGAGATTTTAGCTTTATTATTAACTGTTGATGGTTCAGGCAGTTTATTAGATGCAGATTTATTAGACGGTTCAAATCTTGATGCAACAGCAAATGTAAACACAGTTGTAAAACGAGATGGTAGTGCAGATATAGTTGCTCGTAGATTTCGCTCAGAAGAAGCAACAACAAATAGCTCTATTGGGTTTATGATGACTCAAGTGAACACTGGCGCTGATAATTTCCTACGACCATCTACTCCGGCTCAGATTAGAGCAGGGTTAAACGTTGAAGATGGTTCAACTGCCGATCAAACTAAATCAGATATAGATGGTTTAAATATTGTTGCTGCTACTATAGTTAGTCAAGGTGCTTTAGCTACTAAGAATACGGTTGACACAGTTGATATTGATAATGGTGCAATAACATTACCTAAATTTGATATTGTTGCATCACTTGATTTTCATACATTGATTGACGCAAACCCATTTGGTAATAATAATCATGGTCTTAAAATAAAAAATGAAACTGTTGCAGATAATTCTTATACAAAAAGACTTGAGATTGTATGTCCAGCAGACGGCACTTATACATTAAAAACAAGCGTTGTTGACCTTTCAGGTAGTTATGGAATTGGCGGTAAAGTTACTTATATTCAAACATATAAAAATGGAGCATTTATTGGTACAGTATTACAAAATGTAGAAAATGGCCCGACAGTATACCTTGAGGAAGATTTTACCTTTGCTAAAGGGGATTTAATACAAGCGTACATGAAAAAAGATGCGGCTAGCACAAATGGAGTTGGAAGTTTAGAATTAGGAAGCACTTTCGGAAGAGTATTTAATGTAATAATAAACTTAGGTTCACTAACAGCACAAGCTTAGGAATTTTAATAATATGATAAATACAAAAACGTATGCGATACTAGACAATAAAAAATACATAGAAACAATTACGTTTGATAATGTTGATGGTTCTATAGAAATACCAGAAGATATACAAGAAGAAATCTGTAAATCAAAGATTGGTCACGCAGGATACAAATTTTCAAATGGTTTATTTGGTTTAGATAAAGATTATCTAAAAGATTATGGTTTGGATGACGTTGTTGTAATAGAAGAAAAAACTACTGTGGATGACAAAGCTATATTATCTTTAGATGTAAGCAATCCTGACCCAAGTGAAATAGCTTATTTTGGGAATATATGGACAAGGAAAATGTTTTTCCCAAAGAAAGGTAATTTATATGAAGGGCATAAGCACGACCACGATCATTTGTCACTTTTGCAAAGTGGTAAAGTTCTTGTTGAAATAGAAGGTTATGAACCGAAAATATTTACTGCTCCAACTTATATTGTCGTTAGGGCAGAGCATGAACATAAAATAACTGCATTAGAAGATGAAACTTTATGGTGGTGTATACACGCAAGTAGAGACGACAATGGTGAAGTTATAGAAGTTTTTGGAAAAGATAATGACCCTGCCGATAAAAAAAATGATTGAAGAATCATTTACACTATTAGGTAATATAAATATAGGTAATTTTAATATTGATAAACCTGATTGGGACGTTTATACAAAGAGACAAGAAATATTTATTGCTCATAGACATACTAAAGCTATAATGCTACGTGAAGGCGATTTGGTGTATGATGGTATTAGATTTAGTGACCATAAATTTTTAGAAAAATATATAGAAATATTTGATTTGATTTTGAAAGAAACGGGAATAAGATTAAATCAAATATACAATGCAATATTTGTTTTGATGCCTAGCAATACAGTTATAGAAGAACATATCGATGCAGGAGTTTTATTAGAAAATTTGACTAGAGTTCATGTACCAATAGTTACGAATGATAAAGTTATGTTTACTGTTGGCGATGAAACTATAAATATGAAAGAAGGCGAGATTTGGGCTATTGATAATTTAACTAAACATAGTGTGATTAACAATGGCTCCGATAGAATTCATTTAATATTTGATTATATATAGGTTATGATATGACTATTCATAAAACGCATTTAACTGCTGGCGATAAATATGGGATACAAGTTCCTGAAATAATAGTCATGCACGCTATGGGTGAGTATATAGCTGGTAAACATGCTGTACCATTCTTAGCAGATATTGATTTATCAGCGCATTCATTGATTGATTCAGATGGTAATAATTATCGTTGCAGAGAAGATAATGAAGTTGCCTATCATGCAGCAGGTCATAACATTAATTCTCTTGGTTTAGAAACTTTAGTTAAAGGCGATTTTATATACTCCACATTCCTTGAAGCTATGAAAACCGAATATGTTACTGATTCACAATATACAGAAATTTTAAGACAAGTTCGTGAGTGGTTAGATTTATGGCCTATTAAGAAAATAGTGCGCCATAGTGACCTATCACCAGAAAGAAAGGTTGACCCCGGCGTTGGGTTTCCTTGGAAAGATTTTTTAAATGATGTGGGGATGGATTAATGGTTGATAACGATGGCAAGAGAACAGATGATAAATTTCTACGTGGATTGGTTATTACATCTTTTGTATCGGCTGTGATTGGGGTTGGTGGCTGGATTTATACACTAATTTACGTTCAAGCTGATATTAATTTTTTAAAAGCCGAACAAAGAAGAACGTCTGAATTATACAGCTTGGTCATTGAATTAAAGACAGTGATTAAAGAACTAACGCCAGTCATCAAAGACACAAATGGTTTGGTTCGTGAGTTTGGTAAAGAGCAAGCAACAAGGACTAATACAATTAAACGTTCCAATAAGCATATTGATAATACTAGGATTCATAGGTATAGATACGGTAAATAAATGGAGAAATGCAATGAGTAAGTTTAAAGTAATGATAAAAGAATGGTACGAAGGTTTAAGTCTTGAAAACAAACGATTGGTTTATATAATTCCAATTTCTATTCTAGCAGGCATTTTGCTTTGTTCATTTTCTTCTGGTGTAAGTGCTTCTGACCGATATTATCCAGAATCAATTGAATACAACGTTGACGATTATTCTGGTGCTGTAGTGGGTGCTGTTATAGGCGGCCAACAATTTGATTTATCAAGTGACCGTTGGCAAGCATCAGCAACTTATGGAATGGTTGAAAGTAGTAAAGCTATTTCTATTGGTATCGCCAAAGGTTGGAATGGAACTTTGGTAACTGGTTCTTATGCGGAAACAATAGATGAGAAATCAAATCAGGAAAAGGTACGTGCGGCTGTTGTCGGCGCAAATATTAAATTCTGATGATTAAAATAATCAAGAAGACCATGAAAAGGTTAAAGTTTTTAGTTGACAGCATTAAAGTCGTTGTTGCTATATATACTTTTCTTGGTGGACTTACTGCTTATAACGCATATGCATCTTATGAAAAAGATAAAGAAATTGGCTATGCTGTAAAACAAGTTCACGAAGTTGCAAAAATGATTAAACCTGAATCATATGGTTATAAACCTAATGGTTATAAAACTAAACCTAAAACGATTGTGATAAACAATTGCGGCACTATTTGTGCTAAACTTGTATTAGAGCATTCTGAATCAAGGCAACACTAATGAAGTTATTTCAATCAAGTACGTTTCAGTTTCTAATAGTTATATTAGCTATAGGATATTTCTTTGGTGTGAATGGTGAAGCTGTAGGCGATGTACCTTTACTTACGTTTAAAGAATGGTGGTTAAGTTGTTTAGATGCTGCCAAGATATACGTTGCTAAAGAAATGGTAGTTTATGGCTCAGAAGCTTACAAAAGGAGCAAAGAAAATGATTAAAGTTTTACTTGCGAAAGCCAAAATATATTTGATGATAGCAGTATTAGCTGGTGCGGTCATTGGAACTTGGAAAGTGCGTGGTTGGTATCAAGATGGTTTAGTCAATGATGCATTAATAGAACAAGCAAAAAAATATGAGGCTCTCGCTATAATCGATGATGAAGCATTGGTAAAAGCATTAGCTGAACAGGAACAGTTAAGAAACGCATATGAGGGTTTAAAAAGTGAAGCAAATAAAACTAAGCTTTGTGCTAATGGCGGTAATGATTTTCTCAGGTTGTTCAACCGGAGTGCCATTACCTCAAATAAAAAGAAGTAAGCCAGTTACACATCTTGTAGATTTAAAAGAATACAAGATTGCTAAGACTGTCGACCATATTCCGTATATCTATGTTATTAACATGGAGACAGCAGGGGTATGTCGCATCAGACTGAAAGGTTTACAGGACTGGGTAAACGAGTACTATAAATAATTGGAGAATTGTTATGGGTAATCTAACGAAAGATTTTAGTTCAAGTGATTTTAAATGCCCTTGTGGTTGTGGCGAAGTTAAGATGAATAAAAAGTTTATGGAACGTCTTCAAATATTCCGTGACGTAATTGGTTTAGATATTAAGATTGCAAAAGGTGGCGGTTATATATGTAAAGAATATGCCAATAGCAAAAGTGAAGAAATGCATACAACTGGTAGAGTTGCGATGATTAAGGTTAAAGGTGGAGTCATGTTTAAAGCTGTCAATATAGCTATGAGCATTGGTTTTACTGGTATTGGAGTTAAAAACAAGAACGGGTCAGTTCAACTACACCTTGATGATATCGAAGGTTTTGCTGGAAACCAACCACGTCCTTATCTATGGACTTACTAATCGGCCTTCTCTAAGCCTTTCTCAAAGACTTCTACACATACAGGGTATAGAGGTCTAATTAGCTCTAAAATGGCCTGTGCATACACCCTAATTTCATATTGTGCATGAGGATGAAGCCTTTCAGACAGGAATCTAAATAGATTATGTAGGTTCATAGTCGCAAACATATGGCTATAAGTTCCTACTGGTAAGACTGAACGGGCAATCTCTCTAGGGCAACCAAGCTCAAGCATTTTATGATAAGTGAAAAATGATGAAGAGTTTTGAACTATAATCATTTCTGCAATTGCACTAGCATGAAAATTTTGCTCATCAGTTCGCATTTGTTTGTTGTCTTTCGACTGAGTGGTAATTTGTTCTAATTCAGGAACATAAAACTCTTCTGGCAATTCCTTGTAGCGAGCTGACAACTCATTATAACTTTGAGTCCTATGTCTATGCCACTGACGGAAAACAAAGATTGGTGCTTTGATTTCAAATGATACTGTAGCAGCTTCAAATGGTGTGTTATGACCATTATTATATAAGTAACCAATAAGTTTTTTATCACTACCTTTATCTTCGCCTGCTCTCCATTCAGCATCATAAGATACTCGAGCATTTCTGACAATTGATAAGTCACTCCCCATATGGTCTACTAATCTTATCATGCCATGATTTAATACATTAATTGCTTCGTTCATTTTATTCTCGCTTATAACAAATTGTTATTTATCTGCTCGAGCTATTGCTTGCTCATTAGAATAAGAGTGACCTTTATATCGCTCACCAAGTTTTGCTATGTTATGTTCAATTGTATCAATATGATGAATACCAAAAGATAGTCTTAACTCACGCATATGATTATTTATTTTAACCAAGCTATCTATAACAGAGTTTAGTTTTATGGGCTTCACATAGAACGCAGATTTCTTAACAAAATCTAGTAAGATAGAGCATTCGATATTAAGCTGTATTGACTGGTCTTTAACTCTGTCAAAAATAGACATATATGCCATCGACGTAGGTTCTAAATCAACTGTCTGGTTACGAGCTAACTGTAAACCTTGTCTTAAACCTTCAATATAAAATTCAAGATCGCCAAGCTCTTCAATGACATTTTCTTTGTCAATATACTCAAAATTTATTGACAGGTAAATTGCTTGACATAACTCACCAGCTTCGCCAGCAATACCTACTGCCATATGTAACAGATGAGCCGATTCTGGAGTTAGTTCTTCAATTATAACTATGCCATCTTTTGCTAAACTTTTTACCATTTCTGGATGCGTAATCTCAGCCATTATTTAATCTCCAATTTGTTTTTAAAAGCTTTCATCATGTTACCGATTTTTAATAAAGATTCGGAGGAATCTTTATAAGCTTCAATTTTTTCATTTATGACAAGTTTAATAATACCATTTTTCATAAGGTCACGTGTACCACTAAGCACCTTAATTTTTTCAATTATGATATTTATTTCGCTTTCTAGCATTTTTTCTGGTGTGAAAAAATTACCTTTTTCAGCGAGGATATGATTGTTCACCATATTAAACCTTTCACTACCTTCTGTTAAGACTATCTTTTTCTTAGCCATTTTTCTTCTCCATCAAAGTTTTTCTTCGTTTAATTTCTCTTTTGATATAAAATATAGATTTCTCTAAGTCTTCTATATCATCAAGTTTTAAATCTTGGTCTGAACGCCATAAATACTTAACAGCATTACCAAGATTAAAACACATATGCTCAACAACTTGAATACACTCCACACCGCTAGGGTGTGAAGTATAATGAGGTGGATTATTTACCATATCCACGTTGGTTTTGTCAGTCATATTGCGTCAAACTCTTCAAGTAATTTATCACGCATTACAATGTAGTCTTGACCACCAACCATTTCTTGACGCATCTTCTCTCTCATAAACCAATCAAGACGATATTCATAAATATCATTCTTAGGTTCAGGTCTATAGAAGTTACTGCTGCGTCCACCTTTAGATGTTTCAATTGCAAACAAATCAGGTGAGCGCAAATCAATCTTTGTTTTAAGTTGTGGGAATCGTTTCACAACTTCTGTCCACAACTTGATAGCAAAGATGTTCATTGTTTCAGGTTCAATTGATTCATCTTTACGTTGACCTACAAATGCTATGATAGCTTTTAAATCACCAGATACATAGTAGTAATTAGAAGTACATCTTGGCATAAACGTACGAGCATCAAGAATAGGCATATCAGGATCGTCAGTCACATCTGCATATAACTGTTTAGCGTCAGTCATAAGTTTTGCAAATCTTGACTGATATTTATCGTTACCTTGTATAGAAGGTTTTACTAATACAGCATCATTGCGCATATCCCTGTCACCTGTACCTTGTGCAGAAAATGACAAAGTTCTATGGCGAATTAAGTGACATACATCAACCAAATCAATACCTTCAATAATGAACGTCATTTTGATTGTTTCTAATGCAGTAGGCAAGATATAACCAGCAAATAAATCATCAACTACTTTTGCTCGCTCAACTACAGTAAAATTAGTTTTTGGTTTATCTTCCCAAGTTCCCGAAGCGAACTCAGGTATATAACTCATAAGCTCTGCATCACTTGGACAGTCAAGCATTCTGACGTTAACCGCATCTAAAGCATTTAAAAATGCAGTTTGTGGTTCTTGACCAATTTTCAGATTTACGAGTAATGGTCTTTCTTCAAGATTATCATTCTGTGGCATTTTATTCTCCTAATTTATTTACAATTAAATTTACACATTGTTCTACCGTTTTATTGGTAGTATCAATTTCTAATGAATTTGGATACTTTACTCTATGAAAATAATGTTTAATCATAGCTTGATGTTCCAAAAACGATAAATCTCCAACCAAATCTGGTTCGTGATTTAATTTAAATCTTTTCTCTAATGCTTGAGGTTCACAAGTTAGCAATACCGCTAAGTCAACCCCTTTTTTAAAATCTTCCATAAATCCAATATAGTCATCAACTTGTTCCATAGACTGTATTCTATCTTGAATATCACTAAGAGCCATATAATTACTTGGGTCACGATCAACCAGATAATTTCTATATTTAGTTCTTTTCATATATGCATCTATGATAGAAGTTTTTCCAGACTTATCTATACCGCTTACTGTAACAAATCTCATTCTTTTAAATCCTTATTGGTTATGATATTCCCATAGAACAGCATTACAATAGTTATGAACTGCGCCTATTGTCATTCCCGTATTGTGGTCATGGTGTAAATGTATAGGCCATTTGAAAAATCCTTTAGGAAACAGATTTTTATTTATCGGCCTATTTCTTTTTGCTTTTTCTGGAATAGGAAATTTTAATGGTTGTTGGCAATATTGACATCTACCATCTTGCATTTTTATGTACTCTTCTCTAACAAGCCGTCTATCAGTAATACTAAGCTCATCATAATTTACTGGAAGCTTCATTCTCTTTGCTCCTCGGAATCATTCAACCCTATATCTCTATTCAGGTTAGCCACTTCTTTTACAAATAATATTTTAGCACCTGCCATTACTTTGCCAATAACGCAAAACCAAGTATCTCCAACTTTCTCTCTAAGAAAATCTTGTGATAATTGCTCATATACAAATCTGTTTACAATACACATCATAACGCCAGTATCATCTTCTAGTCTAACATGAACTTTCATATTTGGGCCGTCCAATACCTCACCACCCCTTTTAGCAATAGATTGTACATCATTAACATCGACATCATCCACATGAATCATTTTACCTATTATAGCATAATCTCTTGGCGATTCCACATCTTTTATATAGTCAATAGAATTTAACCCGTATTTTATAGGGTTTCTGTATAGCTCCCCCCAGTGGTGTTTAGCTGGATATAGTATGTCAAATGGGGTTTTAGGAGAGTTCATATGATTTTTCATGGCTGGCGTGAATGGTTTCTTGCCATTTCTCATACTTATAATATTCAAAGCTTTCGAAGTTCCAATACCTTTTATATTAGTAAGACCACCTAGCAATGTTCCGTCAACAATCTCCCAATTAGTTTTTGATTTCCAAGGGTCAACTGGTTTGAATATTAAATTTTCTGATTCATAAAATTCACGAAGTATCTTTAATGAACTATCATCATCTTTTGCATTGTTAAGAATCGATGCTATAAACTCTATCGGATGGTGAGCCTTCATGTAAGCACACCAGTAACTTATTTGACCATACACCACACTATGAGACTTGTTAAAGGCATATGACCCCATAGAACTTATATCAAGCCAAGCTTTGTTAGCTGTTTCTTCATCATAACCAGAAAGTGAACATGCACCTTCAACGAACTTAATTCTATACTTATCAAAAAACTCTTCGCCTAAAGATTTAGACGCTGCTTTTCTCAAATCAGATACATCTTCCCAAGTCATGCCAGCAACGTTTTTGCATATCCACATCATTTGTTCTTGATAGATAACAATACCGTATGTTTCTTCTGTTAGCTTCTTATGTTCAGGGCAATAATATAATGGCTCTCTAGTTCCATTTCTTAGCTGGACGTATCTTGATGTACCACCTGATGATAATGCTCCCGGCCTTCCTAATGCACCAGCAGCAACTATATCAGTAAATTTTTCCATAGGCGCAGAATCATTAATAGATTTCATTGCCTCACCTTCAAACTGAAAGATACCGTTAAGTCTTTTATTCTTGAATACTTTATAAGCTTTCTCGTCATCTAAAGGTAGCTTGTAATATTCTCTATAATCCATTCCTATAGCTTTAGCACAATCTTGTAATACTGATAACGTTCTTAGTCCAAGTACATCAATCTTTAATAGATTAAGTTTCTCTGCATCTTTCTTATCAAGCATTGCAGTTCCGTCTCTCATATCTATTCCGCAATATTCTACAATTGGTTCATTGCATACAATTACTCCGGCAGCATGTTTACCTTTCTGTTTAGAATGACCTTCTGCATATTTTACATTAATCATTTGAGGATATTTTGCTATGAACTCTTTGCCTACATCCGTTCCTAACAAAGTATCTTCTAAACAGAATGATGCCCTTGCATCCCCACCGGCCCTCTCAATGATTACATCTTTTACTGCTTCTGTTTCAAACTTTGGAATTTCCATATGTTTAGCAAATTCGCCAATAGTAACTTTAGGTTTATATTTTGAAATAGTTGAAATAGTTTTTACATTATCTATTCCGTAAGTTTTCTCAAGATATTTTACAACCTTCTTTCTTGCTTTGTCTGGAAAATCTGTATCAACATCTGGCGGGTCATATCTATTAATATCAACAAAACGCTCAAATATCAATCCATGTACTAAAGGGTCAACCTCAGTAATATCAAGTAAATAACAAACTAATGAGCCAGCACTTGAGCCACGACCTCCACCAACTAAACAGAATTTCTTAGATTCTTTTATTAAGTCTGCAACAACTAATAAATAATCACCGTAGTCTTTATCTGCTAAAAGCTTTATCTCTCTATCAAATCTTGCTTTGTATATTGGGTCGTTTAAATCTATATCTTTTCTAACAGCACCTTCTTTGCATAAATCTATGATATTACCTTTACCTTTATATCTAATATTTTCTGCTTTTTTAAGTTCTATAACTTCACATCCGTCAACAATCACTTGAAGATTATCAACGCATTCAGTTCCAAAATCACGAATCTCATCCCTGTATAGAACGTGTTGTGGGAACGTTTTATTATCTGTTTTGTTACCTGCCATTAATTCGTAGATTTTTCTCATTTCATTCTTTAAGAAATAATTATTTTCAATGTATAATTTTGGGTAATCGTAAGCTAATACTTTTGGCCTTGTCATATGGTTTACACCAATATAATCTAGACGGTTAGCTATTGGGTCTGTAGAAATGACGAATACATTCTGACTAAGATTATCTATATCAGTAACGCTTATATTACCTCTATAGTAAAAATTAGATTCACTTGATTGTATTTTGTAAAGCATAAAAATCTCTTGCAATCCAGAATAATTCTTCGCTATGATTATATATTCTTTACCAAATTGACCTCTAGGTTTTACTTTCTCTAATGCATTTTTTACTACAGATACCCTCAAACCATATATCGCTTTCTTACCAGACTTCTTACACATTTCATAAAGTTTATAAAAACCAAGTGTGTTTGTATCTGCAATACCAATTACATTATTATGAGAATAATCATCGTGAATTTCTTTTAAGAAACTAAAAGTTTGTCCAAAACTATATTCCGATTTTAATGTTAAATGATACATTATAGTACAATATCTCCACGCTTAACTAATTCAATAAAACATCTTATAGTTGCCATTACATCAGATTTTGCTCTATGAGCATCTTCAAAACCTTCACCAAATAAATACTCGTGAAGTTTTGCAAGGTTTAATCTTTTGTTTTCATAATGATAACTTGCCTCAATTGTACATACTTGTCTTTTTGGGTAGCAAAATTTCTTATCCCAATCATGACGAAGTAATTCATAATGGATTACACTTATATCGAAACTAATATTCTGACCAACTACTATATCAGTACCTCGAAAGAAGTCATATAGACTAGGGTATACATCTGCAAAAGATGGCGCTCCAATCAATGTTTCATCAGATATGCCGGTAATTTTAGTTATCTCAGCAGATATTGGAATTGGTGGTTTTATAAGAGTTTCAAACTCTTCAATGAACTGAAAATTTTCATCAATCTTACACGCATATATTTCTGTTAAGAATGGTTGAAATTGAGAATCAGTTGGTATAGGTTTAGTTAAACCGGTGGTTTCAGTATCAGTTATAATTATTTTCATTTTTGTTCAATCCTCAAACATGGTACGCCGTATTCCCCAAACACTGCACATATACTACCAACGTCATCAAGAGCAAAACTAATAACGTCTCTGTTAAGTGCAATATATTTTCTTTTAAATTCTAAATCTTCTTCACTTGCAGATTGCTTCATTATTAAAACGTCAAACTTAACTTCATATTTCCTTAACCACTCAGCTACCATGTTGCGATATCTTTCATGTTTGGCAGTAAGAATAACGATTGTGTGACCTTTCTTAGATAATGAATCAATAAACATTTTTACATTAACGTTTATATCATCATCAACAAAACTTTCTTGAAACTGTTTAATGTATTCTTTATTTTTATATTTTTCTGGAACTTTATTATATTCTAAAAGCCACATGCGATGTCTAGCATCAGATATCGTATTTTCTAAATCTACAACTACTATCATAATGAATCCCTTCCCATAGTAGATATGCCATAAGAATCGTCAGCCATCATAGATTTTATAACTCTAATATCTTTAGCCACGTCATCAAGTAAAATGTTTTTATGTAAAGCAAATCTACCAAGACTGAATACGGCATGGTCATGGCTCATTTGATATATCATCATTCTGCGCTCACTGTCATTAACCCCTGACAGCTTCCCCATTGGCTGAATATGGTTATCTAATACAATGTCATATGATGCAAAAGTAAGGCCAAGAGAGTTGAACACAGTCACTATATCATCATCTTCTATTAGTCTTTTACCCTCAATTATTAAAGTTTGACCTGTAATAGATGCTCTATAAACCGATAACATTTCATCAGGATAATAAACTGTAGTATACATATCACAAGCGTGAATTGTAATTCTTGTTACATAGATGATATTTTTATTCTTACTGGTATCAAAATTGTAACCTAGCATTTTTGCATTGAAAGATAATGGTAGCGTAGAGATTATATCTTCATCAGTTTTATAACTTGCTTCATCAACTTCATACTCATAAAATATTCTATCTTCGCATTCTTTAACAAGCAACTCATGGAAATTATCTGGAGCAACATATCGCTCAACTGTGTCTATATCCATTATAGAGCGGTTCTCATAATGCCCTGTATTCTTTCTGGAATACATAGCAACTAATCTTGGCGATGGCTGGCATTCTTTACCTTCAAACCAAATAGACTTAATTACTTTTACTTTCTTAAACTTAATACCAGTCATATCGCTAACTGCCATTGTTCTAAATCTAAGTAACGCTTGATGACCTTTGACATCAGAAAATTTACTGCGTTCATAAATTTGTGCTCTAGGATTAGCGATACCTGCAATTAAACCTGATAGACCTCCTCCAAATATTTTCATACCTTCACCAATTGAGTTAGTAGCGCAAGATTCTTTTCTTCAACGCCCATTATAAAAGTAGTGTGTACTTCTAACCTCCATTCCCCAGAACCGTTATCATATGAATATTGGTTGAAAAGGTTATCCCACGTTGATTCATTAAACATTGATTTATGGTCTAAACATTTAGCTTGTAAATGTGAGTTATAATATGGAACAACTATATTAACGTAGCCTCCAACCTTTAACACTCTTTGAAACTCTAACAAAACTCTTACTGGGTCTGCCATATGTTCAAGAAAATGATAGCAATGAATAACGTCAACTGAACTAGACTCATAAGGCAAATGGTCTGTTCTAGCGTCCCATTCTGGATAGTCAATAGACTCTGCATTATGTAAAATTTTATAAGTGCCGACACCAACATTAATTTGAAACCCACCGTTCATATTTAATAATTGTGGTATGTCGCGAGACATTCCAATCTTAAACAAATCTTGAATTGATTGCATCTGATTTGCGTTAACTTCAATCTTCGGTTTCATTTTCTACTCCTATAAAATCTATATCTTCAACTTGAGGATAATTTTCAGTTTGGTCTACGTATATTCTTTTTGGTACTTTAAAATCGTCTCTAACTTCTAATATATTTTCAACTGTAAATTCAAAATCTTCGGGAAAGTCATAAAACTTTGATAACACATATTTTGCAGATCGTGCCATATACCCAGAATTAGATTTAATAGCAGCCCATTGTGAGAATCTTCTAAGTCCGCATATATAATCAATTCTTATAGAATCAGGTTTATGTATTTTCTTATGTTTGTTTATTGTTATTAGGTTAACGTTAACCCAACCTTTCTTTGTCTTCTTTAGAATATCTAATTCTGACGCTGTTTGAGCTATCTTAACTTTGAATTCAAATACGTGGCCACAAGCTTCACATATCTTTAATATTGGATGGCATATAGCCATACATGCAGGGCATTCTTTCGTTACTGGGTCACCACTCTTTTTCTCGCCTTTCTGTCTTATATGAATATCATCAACAGGGCCGTGTCTAGCAACATTTCCGGCAAAGTCTAAGACTAAGCAATGGTCTTTACCATCTGCCACCCTCAACCCCCTGCCTACTGACTGAGCATAGATAACAGGGCTTTGAGTAGGTCTGAGCATCACTATTAAATCAATTTCCTTTATGTCTAGTCCTGTTGTTAGAACATTTACATTTACCATAGCTCGATAAAATGGAGTCCTAAACCTGTCAAGCATTTCATCCCTATCTTCGCCAGTTTCTTTCATCTTTGAATGAACTATACCAGTATTGATTCCTGCGTCATTTAGATAGTCCCTAATGGCCTCAGCGTGCTCAATTGATATGGCAAATATTAACCATTTCTTATAATTGTTTCCTATCTTAATAGTTTCGTCTAAAGCTATCTCTGTTACTTCTTCCGTATTAAATTTCTTAACCATCTGTTTAGTATTAAAATCTCCAGCTTGAGTTTTAATATCTGAGACGTCCATTTTAAGGTGTGTAGCTTTAGAGTAAAGTTTGCAAAGAAAACCTTCATCAATAAGACGTCTAAAGTTTGCAGATGAAGTTAAATCGTAACATATATCTGTAAACAAAGCATTCTTAACAAGATGTAAATATCCACGAGGTCTAAATGGTGTTGCTGTCAAACCAATAAAATTACAATTAAACTCAGCAAGAAAAGTTCTATACATTCCGTCATTATCATCAGTAACTAAATGACATTCATCAATAATGATAAGACCTACGTCACCAAATTCTATTGCTCTTTTATATACTGATTGAATTCCTGCGATAGTTACTCTTGCTATTTCTTTTGAATTAAGCATAGCAGAATAAAGCCCGACTGGTTCATTTGTATATTCTATAATAGCATCATAATCTTGCTCAAGGATTTCTTTTACATGACTTAGAACTACGATATCGCGAGTCGGGTTCCTGTATAGGTAGCGATTTATTATCTTTCCTATAATATGAGTTTTGCCGCCACCAGTAGGAACTGCGATTATAGGATGACGGTTTTTATCTTCAATAGCTTCAAGAGCAGCGACAGTTGCTTCTTCTTGATACCATCTATCTTCAAAACCGGCAGGTATAAATTCACCTTCAATCGGCTTCTCAACAATCATTAAATCTTTATCCATTAAAACAACCTAGCATGTTATAATTTGGGCAAGCGTCAGCTTGTGCTTTGTTATCTAAAATCTTATCATTCTGAATCCCGCAGCCCCATTTGCCATCATCAAGCAAACTTACGCTTGTACAAGTTCTACAGGTTTTTACAGGCATTGCATCATTATGACATAAATCAGAATAATCGCAAAATCTACATTTAAAGAATGAAGGTGAGCCATTGCCAATTTTTGAGAATGCATTCACAGTTTCAGACGTGATTATATCTTCTGCTTTTCTTAGTAAATCTTTTGCATATGTGCTATCTGCTTTTACTCGTTCAGTATAATATGCAGATGTGTTTTTGTTATAAACCATGTATAAACCACGAGTAAGTTTAGGTTCACTCTTATGCATGTATAAAACCATTTGCGCATGATGAGTAGGTTTACTAGCCATCAAACCTTTCTTTTCTAACTCTTTAAAATATTTATCTGAGCTAGTTTTGAACTCTAATAAATGGTCTGTCTTTTCTGCTCCGGGTATATTATTTGCAACTCCATCACCATGACCTTGACAATGACCACTCACGGCAGTAAATCCTGCTTGAGCATCTAAAGTATCCCAAGTCTTAACTCCGATACTTTCTAAATCTCTAATCATATCAGCTTCCGCTTT